GAGCCCTTCGCCTTTTAGGTGTTTTAGCCGAAGGTGAAACACCGTCTGCTGCTACATCGCAAGACGCACTATCCGCCCTTAATCAAATGATTGATTCTTGGGGAACCGAGAAACTTTCGACGTTCACGACGCAAGAGCAGGTCTTTAACTGGCTACCTGGGTTTATCAGCCAGACGCTCGGCCCTTCCGGCGACTTCGTAGGCGACCGCCCCGTCTTGATGGATGACGCAACGTATTTCGTCGACACCTCGACCGGCATCTCTTACGGCATCAAGCTGATCAACCAACAGCAGTACGATGGCATCGCGGTTAAAACCGTGACCAGTACTTTTCCACAGGTAATGTGGATTAATACGAATTATCCGAACATTGACATGCACATCTACCCAGTGCCCACCAAGATACTGGAGTGGCATTTCATTTCGGCAGCACAGTTGGACCAGCCAGCGACGCTTGCGACGCCGTTGTATTTTCCGCCCGGCTATTTGCGAGCGTTTCGATACAACTTGGCTTGCGAAATCGCCCCTGAATTTGGAATTGAGCCGCCACCTACGGTCGCGCGCATCGCAATGTATTCCAAGCGCAATCTGAAGCGCATCAACAATCCTGACGACATCATGTCGATCCCCTACGCCATCGTCAGTACTCGTCAGCGGTTTAATATTTTTGCAGGTAACTTCTAGTTATGTTTAATCTTAGCATATTCGCTACGCGGCCCCCGACGCTTTCCTTTTGGAAGATGCGCTCGCTCAGCCGCGTAAATGGCATGAGCATGATTGACATTTTCTCGATGCGAAAGAAGCTCCAAATTTTCAAGCCGATTATCGCCGCGCGTAAGATTTTTATGGTTTACTTCCAATCGCCCCGGTATGACGCCATTAAAAGCTTCCCATACAAGTCTGTGAACGCGGCGTTTGCTAAAAACGCCATCAACGCACAAATCAGCAATCATGTATTGTTGACGATCTGGTCTTGGACGGACAAGCCTAAAATTTTCATCGCCTTTCCATGTTTTGCCGTTTTTTATAGCCGCTGCCGTAGTTATGCTGGTATTGAGATGCGCGGCTACTTCGCGAAGCTTAGCTCCTTGCTCAAACATTGTTTTAGCCTCCCTAATTTGATCGGCGATAAAAATCTTGCCTCGCAACACTCGACGTATTCCGCCAAGATTGCTAACTTCATACAAGCCTTCATAACCCAATATTGGTTTCCACTCTTCCATCGGATACCCCCTTCAATGTTTATGCAGTCTAAATCTGTATTTGTTGGAGGTCAAGTCTGATGCAGACGCCCATCCTTGGCTCCGCATATGTAGCCCGCAGCGTCAACGCTGCGGACAGTCGTATGGTCAATCTGTTTCCAGAAGTGCTGCCTGAAGACGCGGGTGGTAAAACGTCCGCATTTCTCCAGCGCGCGCCAGGTTTGCGGTCGCTTGCTACGATTGGCACTGGGCCGATACGCGGGCTTCATTCGTATGGCGACTACATGTACGTCGTCTCAGGAACCACGTTGTATCGCGTAGACACCAGTTATAACGCCATCGTTCTAGGCACGGTTGCCAACGACGGCCCGGTGTCTATGGCAGACAATGGCAACCAGCTTTTTGTTGCCTGCAACGGCCCCAGCTTCATTTACAACGCCACTACGCAGGCGTTTGGTCAGATTACGGACCCTGATTTTACAGGTGCGTTGACTGTTTCGTACTTGGACGGGTATTTCATTTACATCGAGCCCAACAGCCAACTTGTATGGTCAACCGCCATTCTTGATGGTACTTCGATTGACCCGTTGGATTTCGCCAGCGCCGAAGGTTCGCCCGATAACCTCATATCTTCAATCGCAGATCATTCGGAAGAATGGTTGTTTGGCACCAATTCCGTCGAAGTCTGGTACAACGCGGGTAACGCGGGTTTTCCTCTTCAGCGCATTCAAGGCGCGTTTATGGAAATCGGTTGCGCGGCCACTTTTTCCGTCGCCAAGTTGGATAACTCCGTTTTCTGGTTGGGCGCAGATACGCGCGGTAAAGGCATCGTCTACCGTGCCAAAGGTTACAACGGCGTTCGCATCAGCACTCATGCCGTCGAATGGCGCATCCAACAGTACGAAAACATCAGCGACGCGACGGCGTATACATACCAACAAGACGGTCATGCGTTCTACGTGTTGTCGTTCCCGTCTGCTAACGCTACTTGGGTCTATGATGTCGCTACAGGTACTTGGCATGAACGCGCGGGCTATGCTAACGGCAGTTTCATTCGTCAACGCGCGGCGTGTCAGACATTTTTTAACAGCACGATTGTGCTGGGAGATTATCAAACGGGCGAGATTTACACGTACGATTTGACGCTGTTTGCGGACGGCGGGCGTACCCAAAAGTGGCTTCGTTCGTGGCGGGCATTACCCGCCAACGCCAACAATTTATCCCGCACCGCTCAACACAGTTTGCAACTCGATTGTGAGTCTGGCGTGGGGCTTGATGGTGCGACGCCCGCAACGACGTCATACCTTAGCAGCATCTCGTCTGATGCCGTATCGGCCGGCGCAATCAGCGGCGAGTCCGAAGAAACAACGGAGGAGATTATCGTGCAGGGTTCTGACCCGCAAGTCATGCTGCGCTGGTCCGATGACGGTGGACATACGTGGTCCAACGAACATTGGCGGTCCATGGGCCGGATTGGCGAGTACGGCAAGCGCGTCCTTTGGCGCAGGCTTGGCATGACTTTAAAGATCCGCGACCGCGTGTACGAGATTTCCGGTACAGACCCAGTGCCGGTCTACATCATGGGCGCAAACCTTATCGTGAGCCCGACCAATGCTTAACGAGACCCGCATCCCTGGGCAACGCGTCGCCATCACGGAAGACGATAATCGCACACCGTCACGCGAATGGTTTCGATATTTTGAGTACTTGTACATCGTTGCCGCGACAGCGGCGACCAATGCCGCGTTCTACGACACCACCAGCACAGCTTGGACGGCGAACACCCCTACTATTGTGCCTGTAGGGTCCACCTACGCCGCGCATGGACTTACATTGTCCGCGTCCCGCGTCACCGTCGCAAGCGCTGGTCGGTACATTATCAATGCTTCGCTTCAGCTAACCAACAACAACGCATCCGACGACGACGACATGACTATCTGGTTGCGCGTCAATAATGCAGACGTTACCGCTACAGGCAGGCGCATGACGGTTCCTAAGCAACATGCAGGGGTAGCCGGTAGCGTCCTGATGACCGTCAACTTCAGCTACACATTTGCGGCTGGCGATTATTTCGAACTGTACGGGCTGTCCAAGCTGGGTTATGTTCAGATTGTAACCTATGCCGCCAGCACTTCTCCAGCCTATCCCGCAGCGCCGGGTACAATCTTGACCGTGGCGCAGATACTATAGGATCGGACGATGACAACCTATAACCTTTCGGCTTTTGCTGGCGCAGGCGCTCAGTTTTTCGACGACAACGGCGCTCCGTTGGTTGGCGGTAAGCTGTACAGTTATGCGGCGGGCACCACTACGCTTTTGACAACCTATACGACCAATGCCGGAACGGTCGCCAATACCAACCCAATTATTTTGAATGCTGGTGGTCGCACGCCTAACGAAATTTGGCAGGCCACAGGCATTCTTCTCAAGTTTGTCCTGTACACTGCAACGGACGAACTGATTGGGACATACGATGGCATTCCGTCGATCAACGACCCGTTTGGCATCAACAGCCAGCTCAGCAGCGTGGCGGGTACAAATACCATTACGGCGACGGCCACCCCTACGCTTACAGCTTACGCGACCGGTTCGATCTACAGTTTTATCGCCGCCAACACCAACACCGGCGCGGTTACGCTCAGCATCGACGGTCTGACCGCCAAAAGCGTGACAAAGAATGGTTCTGTGGCGTTGTCGGCAGGCGACATTCAGTCCGGCAAGATGATGCTGGTCGAATACGACGGCACGGCGTTTCAGCTCATCAATAACATTGTGTACGGCGGTTCAATCACAAACGGCACCATTGTCAGCCTTACGTCGCCCATGTCGGTGCCCAACGGCGGCACAGGCTTGGCGACGCTGACGACCAACAATGTTGTGCTGGGCAACGGCGCGGCAGCCGTCAATTTTGTCGCGCCAGGCACTTCCGGCAATCTGTTGACCTCCAACGGCACAACTTGGACCAGCGCCACGCCAGCAATCGTCGCTCCCACCGCCATAGGTCAAGTTCCGTTTAGCACAGACGGGTCCACCTATACCGCAACGCAAAAGATCGCAATGGCGACGGCTGCGTCGCCTGTCAGTGGTTCAGCCATTAACTTTACAAGCATTCCGTCTTGGGCAAAGCGCGTTACCGTAATGTTTAACGCGGTCGTTAAATCTGGCACATCAAATCTTCTCGTCCAACTTGGCTCGGGGTCAGTAACATCGTCTGGATATCTTTGTGTTAACCCGCAATGGTATTCGCCCACGGGTTATGCTTTTAATACGCCCGCCACTAATGGGTTTGCGTTTTTTTCAAATATTGCGGCAAATTCTTTGTATGGAACTTGCATTTTGACGCTTGTGAATGAGTATACTTGGACGGCTATGGGTTCGTTAGCTACTACGGCCTCCACCGCTACTTTGTTGACCGCCACAGGAGGCGTTACGCTTTCCGGCGCGCTTGACCGCGTCCGTATCACAAGTTCTGCCGGAACCGAAACCTTCAGTGTCGGCACCATCAACATCATGTACGAGTGACGCCATGCCCATCATTGTCGAAATCAACGTACAGACTGGCGAGCGCACCGAGCGCGAAATGACGCCCGAGGAGCTGGCGGCGTTTGCACCGCCGGAAGATTCTGCGCCCGCGCTGGTTGTGGGGTAAACCATGCTGCCCACCGAAACCAACACGCTGGATAGGGTTGCGTTTAGGGAAAAGATCCTTAACGCGCAAGATAAGATGGATGCTTTGGCTCGCGACAATCCTGCAATGGACGCGCGCGATCAGTGTGTTTTAACGCATATGTACACCCCCATCCATGAAGAATACGGCTGCGGCACATACGCCCGGCAGATTTTCATGCCTAAGGGGGCGCTGGTGGTCGGCAAGATCCACCGTCACGCGCACTTGAACTTCATTATGAAGGGTAAAGTGTCGGTTGCAACTGAGTTCGGCCCCAAGGTTTTTGAAGCTCCTTGTGTGTTTGTGTCTGAGGTTGGGCTAAAACGCGCGGTGTACATTGAAGAAGACACCATCTGGGTGACGGTCCATCAGACCAAATTTACAGGTGAAGAGAACCTTGATAAGATGGAAGCCGAACTTATCGCGCCCGATTACGGCGATATGGGCATGATAGCTTCTGTCGAAGCTCTGCAAAGGATAGAGCCATGACTTTTGTTGCAAGCGCGATTGCGGGCGCAGGTATTCTGGGTGCAGGCGCGGCGATCTACGGGTCCAGCAAAGCCGCTAACGCCCAAAAGGACGCCGCCAATCAGGCAAACGCCACGCAGTTGCAGATGTACAACCAACAGCGCGAGGATCTGTCGCCCTACACCGAAGCTGGCACCGAGGGTCTAAACGCTTTGCGAACATACCTTGGCGTGGGCGGCGACACGTCCGCAGCCAATTACGGCGGGTTCAACCAACGGTTTGGCATGGACCAGTTCACAGCAGACCCTGGCTACGCATTCCGGTTGAGCGAAGGCATGAAGGGCCTGAACGCCAACGCCGCTGCGCGCGGCGGCCTGATTTCTGGGGCGGCGCTCAAGGCCGCGACGAACTACGGCCAGCAGGCCGGATCGCAAGAATACACTAACGCTTTCAACAGGTTCATGCAGCAGAAGGAAGCCGAACGCTCTGGCTACAGCGACTTAACGCGGGTTGGTCAGGCGGCGGCGGCAGGCACCGCAGCGGCTGCGGGGCAGTACGGCACGGCTGCGGCGCAGAACATCAACAACGCCGGGCAGGCGCAGGCGTCTGGTTACGTTGGTGCGACCAACGCCATTAACGCTGGGCTTGGACAGGGCATCAGCCAGTACCAGACAAATTCGCTGATAAGCAGTCTGCGCGGCGGCGCAAACCCGTACAGCGGTGGTAGTCCTATGACTTCGGCGGACTACGGGCAAATCAACAGCTATTTCAAGGGACAATAGGGGCTGACGACAATGGCAGACTTTAGCATTGCATCGCAGATCCGGCCCATGCAGTTGCCCGATCAGTTGCAGCAGTACGCGCAGTTCAATCAGATTGCCCTGCAACAAGCGCAGATGGCAAAGGCGCAAAGCGATGCGGAGGCGCAGAACAAGTTGCGGTCGCTAGATCGCAACTCGCCGGAGTTTCTGAACCAGCTTTACGCGATAGATCCTGCCAAAGGCATGACTTTTGAAAAAGGTGTGGCGGACCTTGCCGAGGCCAAGCGCAAGCGCGGCGAGGCGGCGTATGATCGCGGTGTGGCCGCAAAGAAAGAAGCTGATCTGGCAAGAATATTTGGCGGCGGCGTCAACAATCTGATGCCTGCTTCGCCCGCCGCCCCGGCTGCCCCCGCCAACAGTTTAATTGCTCCCGCTGCGCCCCAGATGGGCTTTGGCGCAAGCGTTGGTGAATACGCGCCTGCGGCTGCGCCTGCCGCCCCGGCTGCGGCTGTCCCAACTGCGGCGCCCTCGCCTAGTTCGCCCGACTACACCAGCATCATCAACAATTTGGTTAAAGGCGGTCACATAGAGGAAGCCAAGAAAATTGCTGATCTGGCAAAGACAAGCGCAGAAGGCCAAAGTAAGACGACGGAAGCAGGTGTGGCGCGGATGAGCGCCGCATACGCGCCTATTCAAACGCTTATCCAGCACGTTTCAACGCCTGCGGATGTGGAGGCATACACCCGTCGCATCTATTCCGACCCGGTTCTTGGCCCTGAAGCTTCTAGGCTTAAGTCCGTTGACCAAGCCGTTCAAGATAACCTTGACCTTGTCAACAAGGTTGGGCTTGACCAATGGAAAGCCCGAAACAGCAACATGGACGCAAAGCAGCTCCATGACCTTGTTACGACTGCGACCGCGCCCAAGATTGAAAAGGTGGACCGCGGCGGGTCCATTGTTTTTATGGACATGAACCCAAAAAGCGCCACGTACAAGCAGACGCTGGACGAAATCCAGAAGACCCCTGTTCCAAAAGCGCCCGGCGAAATGGAAACGCCAGAGGCAAAACTTGCGTTTGAAGGCAAGAAACTTGAACAGAAATCGCAATTTGAGTTGGAAAAGGCGTACCCTGTAAAGAAAGCTTCTGTTGAAGCTACGACAGGCGACATTGACGCGCAGATCGCGCGCGCCAAGGCGCTTAGAAATCACGAAGGTCTAAGCGGCATTACCGGCGGCGTTTTTGGGCGTGTGGGTAGTGTCAGCGCGGCATCTACGTCCGCGCAAGCCGACTTAAACCAGCTTAAAGCTAAAGCCGGGTTTGAGGCGCTTCAGTCAATGCGTGATCGTTCGCCCACGGGCGGCGCGCTGGGTAACGTGTCGGACACTGAAGGCAGACGTTTGGAAGCGTCCGCTGCGGCGTTGGAACAAGCGCAAAGCACGGAAGATTTTCGAATTAAACTTGACCGATACATTGAAGATCTTGAACGGTCAAAAAAATCGCTCAAAACTGCGTTTGACGCGCAATATGGCAGCGTAAAAGTTAAAACCGCGCCCGCAAAATCGGATGGCTGGACCATAGAGGAACACTGATGCCTGAATTTACATTCACATCACCTTCCGGCCAAAAATTTAGTGTGACCGGGCCTGAAGGCGCTACAAAAGAACAGGCTTTTGAAAAATTCAAAAGCATGAAGCCCGAACTGTTTGGTGAGGCTGCGGCGGAACCAATGGCAGCGCCTGAAGCTGCGTCGCGCGGTGTGGCGGGCGAACCTGAACCGGCGCCTATGACTGAGGCCAAACGGCAGCAAATTGCCGCGCGCGCGTACCTTGGCGAAACAATATCGAACGTCCCTGGCGACGTGGCGCACATGGCTAAGGGTCTGTATGACGTGGCGACAAGCCCTGTTCAGACCGCCAAAGGTTTGTACAATCTTGGGTACGGCGTTGGGGCCAAGATAGCTGAACCCGCTGCGGAAGCGTACCTCAATTTTATGGGGCGCGGCCCGGCGCAGGGCGTACCGTTGCCCACCAACGCGCTGGCCGAAACGCGGGCAGCGCAAGCACCAGTAGACGCGGCGCTTCAGGGCATTCAGAACAAATACGGCAGCATCGACAAGTTTGCCGAGACGTTCAAGAAACAGCCTGTCAGCACTCTTGCGGACGTGTCTATGCTATTCGGTGGCGCAGGCGGCTTGGCTAAGGCTGGCGGTCTTGGTGAAACCGGGCGCGTCTTGGGCGCGGTAGGCGAAGTTACCAACCCCCTTACACCCATGATGCAAGGCGCTGGGTACGCGGCGCAGCCGGTCATAAAGGGCGCGCAAGGCGTCATTAACTACCTCAACCCACAAAAAACCGCTACTCTTGGCGCGGTCGGAGGGCAAGGCGAGGCAATTGTCAACGCGCTGCGGGTCAACGAAAACGTGCCTGGCTCGACGTTGACGGCTGGCCCCGCTGCGGCTGGCGTCGGTAGCCCCGAATTTGCGCGGTTTACCGGAGAACTGGCCGCAAAAGCGCCGGAGACCTATTCTGCCATTGAGGCGCAGAACGCGGTGGCGCGCGCGGCGCAGTTGGAGCGCGCCGCCGAAATGACGACGCAAGGCGAACAGGCAACCGCTGGAAAGCTGGCAAACGTTGACCAGTCCACCGTAGGCAAGACCTTGATTGATGCGGCGAAAACCGCCAAGGACACGATCAAGAAGAAATTGATTGAACCCGCGTACAACGCGGCGTTCAAAGCTGCTGGCGACAGCAAGATCGACATTAGCAACGTTGTAGCTAAGGCCGAAGAAATTCTTGGTCAGCCTCTCGGCGACATCAAGATTCCCGACATGCCTGATGTGGCGGCGAAGCTTTCCAAACTTAAAGGCAAACCTACGGAAGAATTTGTCAGTTTGGGCGAGCGCGGCGGATATACGCAACCCGGCGCGGTTGCCCCCGCTACCGCGAGCCTTGAAGAGTTGGACGCCATTCGCAAGGCAATCAATAAAGATGTGGCCGCTGCAAGCGCCGCGAACACGAACCCTGCGTCTGCCACCAAATTGCGCGAGCTTCGTCAACTGCATGATGCCATAGATGCGGCTATTGAAGGTGCGGCACAAGCCGGCGCGCTACCTACAAAAGCTAAGGAACTTTATGACGTCGCCGTTGCGTTGTACCGTGGTCCGTATGTTGATCGGTTTAAAACCGGATTAAACGCGGACATCACCGCAAAGACGATTAAAAATGAATCAAAAATCAATCCTAGCGATGTGGTTTCGCAATATTTGAAAGATCCCCGCGCTACAGATCAGCTTGTCAGTCTTTTTAAAGACAACCCTAAAGCTATTGAGGTGGCAAAAGCTGGCATTGAATCCCTGTACCGCGACAGCGTCGTCAAAAATGGCGCGGTTGACCCGGCGGCACACGCCAAATTTATAACAGATTACGGGCAGCAGCTTGCGACGCTGGACCAGACCACGCGCATGGGTATCGGAGCCAAACTCAACGCGATTGGCGAACGCGGCGGGCAGCTTGTCGAGCGGCGCGGCATTGAGGCCAAGTTGGGCGCAAAAATTGGCGCAGAACCGTTGCCGCCCGGCCCGCAAGCTGCGGCTATTCAACAGAGGATTGCAGATGCGACACAAGGATTGTCGAAGGCCGATCTTACTTCGTTGGCAAAATTGTCGGAAGATTTGGCAAAGGAAGCCCGACAAGCGCAGTTGGCAAAGACGCCCAGCACGCTGAAAGGCCAATTGCCAGAACCTATGCGGGCAGAAGTAACCGCAATGCCCAGCAAAGTGGCGACGGTCGTCAATTATGCGCTTCGTAAGTTGGCAAATAAAGTGTCGGAAAAGCAGGCCCGCGCATTGGCGGAAGTATTTGCGGACCCCAATACCGCCGCTAACGCTATTCAAAAGGCGCTTGAATGGCAAGCGCGTAATGCTAAGATCGGCGCGACCATCCGCCAAGGCGCGGCGTCAATTACGCGGCCGCTTACCAATCCGGCGGTGTTTAATGCACTGTCCGCTGCTCAAAGTCAGAATGCCCTCGCTGATCGACAAGGACGCCGGTAATGCACGATACGAAGCTGACCGTTGATGGTGCAATCGCTGCGGGGGCGCTGACGCTTCCGTGGTGGGCGATGGAGCTAGGTGCGTGGGCCGGGCTTGGCGTCACGCTGGCGACACTCGTGCTGCTTATCATACGCATACGCATCGCCATCCGCGACTGGAACGCAGGCCCCGAGAAAATCTGATGGACCCACTCACACTCTTGGCCGCAGCCAAGGTCAGCTACGAAGCCCTCAAGGCTGGCATTGCGGTTGGCAAAGAGCTGCAAGGTATGGCGAAGGATCTTGGCTCGCTGTTTGACAGCATAGCCGCGATCACTCGCGTAGCCGCCGACCCCAAGGGTAATTTCGCATCCGGCAAATCCGCGCAGCAGATCGCCATGGAAGCCTACGCCGCCAAGGCGGAAGCCGACCAGATGATGGAAGAGCTGAAGAACCATTTCATCGGCGAGTTTGGCATCGCCGCTTGGGATCAGGTGCTGGCCGCCACGACGCAGATCAAGAAGGATCAGAAAGCAGCGGCGTTGCAGGCGCAGAAAGATCAAGAAGACTTCATGCACAATGTGATGCTGTGGGGAACAGCGTTCCTTATTTTTTTGCTCGTTGTCGCCCTGTTTAGCTTGGCGACCATCGCACTCTTCCGATAGGGGCGCACCCATGCAGATGAGCCAAGGCGGTCTCGACAATCTTCTGAAGCGGTTCGAAGGCTGTAAGCTGAAGGCTTACCGCTGTCCCGCAGGCATCTGCACTATCGGCTACGGCCACACCTCCGCTGCGGGCGCGCCCGAGGTCGTCGACGGCATGACGATCACGCAAACCCGCGCCGACGAGATCTTGAAGCGCGATCTGGTCAAGTACGAGAGCGCCGTGCTGGGCCTGCTCAAGGTCGAACTGACGCAGAACCAGTTCGATGTGCTGGTGGACTTCGCGTACAACGCGGGCGTCGGTAACCTCAAGACGTCTACGTTGCTCAAAAAGGTCAACGCTGGCGATCTTGACGCCGTGCCTGCCGAGCTGATGAAATGGACCAAGGGCGGCGGCAAGGTGCTGCCGGGGCTTGTGCGGCGCAGGAACGCCGAGGCAGCATGGTGGAACGCGCACCAGGAACATCCGCATGACCATGAGGACCACCGCGCAGAACCTGACGCTCCGCCGCAAAGAACTATGGCGGAAAGCAAACAAGGCAACGCGGCGCTGGTCACGGCAGGGCTTGGAAGTCTGGGCGTCGCTAAGGAAGTGGCTGCACAGGCGCAGGAAGCGTCTGACACGGCGAATCAGTTCATGAGTCTATTCGGCAACCCAAACTTTCTTATCATGGCGGCTATCATCGGGCTTGGTGCCGCTATCTGGTTTTGGCGTAAAAAGAACATGGATCAGCACGGTGTTTAGTCTGCTGTTCACGCCGCTCGGGCGCTATGCCATCATGGGCTTCATCATCCTGTCGATCATGACGGGCGTCTATTACAAGATCCGCCGCGACGCAGTGGCCGAGATCGAAGCCGCCGCGACTGAGGACATCCTACGGAGGACACGCAATGCGGTTCGCGCTTCTGATGCTCTTGATCTCACCCCTGACCGGGTGCGTGACGCTGACCGCAACAAGAGAGACTAACGCCGCCGTCTGCGACGTCTGGAAGGACGTCTCTTGGTCGTCCAAGGATACTACGGCGACGATCATCGAAGTGCGTCAGAACAACGCCCGGCGCGAAGGCTGGTGCGCTAAGTAAGCGCCATCACACGCGGAAACTGGATGTCGCCCAGCATCTCCTTGCGCTCGCGGTTCGCGCGCAGCATCGTGTACCGTTGGTGCAGACGGATCAGGACCGTGACGCGCTGCTCGCCCTTGCGCTCGTCCTCAAGCAGACGCCGGACGGTGTCCTCGTCCAGATCGGGAAGCGCCTTATTGATTTCACGCCAATTCATGCCTTCAGTTCCTCAAGTGCTACGTCCGAGATCGCGCGCTTATCCTGAAGCGCACCCCAGATCCGTTCGTCTATAGTTTTATTACAGATCAGCAAATAACACCAGACGTCCTTGGTTTGACCGCCTCGGTGCAGGCGTCCGACCGTCTGTTCGAACAGCTCCAGCGACCACGGCATGGACAAGAAGATGATTTTGCAGCCGCCAAACTGAAGGTTCAGGCCGTGCCCGGCGGACTTAGGGTGGATCAGCAACAGCTCGATCTCGCCCTTGTTCCAGCGATTAATCGCGTCGAAATCGTCAATCGTCCGCGCCTTGGGGTAGCGCCGCATCAGCTCGGCCAGCTCTTCTTTGTAGTTGTAGACAATGATCGTGTTGTCGCGCTGGTTTTCGTTCAAAATTTCTTCGATCAATTCGAATTTATGTGTGGAAAACCAAATGACTTTCTGTTTCATGTGAAACCGCCCCCGCTCTTCCGCCGCTATCGTCTTGTTATCGTAGATAAATCCCGACGCCATCTGTTGGAGTTTGTTCGTCACGGCGGCGGCGTTCGCCGCGATGATCTGATCCGTCCCCATCTGAAGCACCAGATCTCGCTTCATTTGTTCGTATGGTTTGCGGTCGGGCATGTCGCAGCGCATCTCCACGACATGTAGCGGCGGCAGCTTGTCGCTGTACTCGCCTGGCTCCAGCACGAACGTCGCCGGGCGGATCGCAGCCATCACCTGCTCCAGCGCGCCCTTGCGCGATTGCCAGTCGCCAAAGTCGCGGTTGACGCACACGAAATACTTCTGAAGGAACGCGCCCTTGGCGCGGCCTAGCAACGACTGGTCGATGACCTTGCATTGGCCGAAGACGTCCTCAAGGCCGTTGGAGGTGAACGAGCCTGTCAAGCCCCACCGGAACGGAATCTTTTCCAGCGCGCCTAACAGCGCCTTGAAGCGTTTGCCGCTGGGGTTCTTGAGCCGCGTCAGTTCGTCGAAGACGATGCCGTCAAAACCCGACAGATCCGGCAGCGACTGGATGTTATCGTAGTTCGTCACGACAATGGACGCAGGGCCGTCGAACGCCGCCTGGCGTTGCTTGGGCGTCCCGATGGCGATGGTTAGTTCGAAGTCTGGAGCCCACTTGCGTTGCTCGACCGGCCAGACGTCCGTACAGACGCGCTTGGGGGCCAGCACCAGCCAGCGTCTGGCGTGGCCTTCCGCGATCATTTCGGTCATGGCCGTCAGCGTGATGGCCGTCTTGCCCGCGCCCACCGGGGCCAAGATCATTGCCCGGTCACGTTCGAATAGGAAGTTCGCGGCTTCGTTCTGGTAGGGTCGTAATGTGAGGCCCACACGTCTATTCCTTCTTTAGACCAGAGACAGGCGTAGTTTTGCACAAGCTTGTGCATGTCGGCGGCGAAGATCTTCTGGAGCGGCGCAAGACGCCCGCCCTTGGTTTTGAGTTCCACGAACCACGTTTCGCCGTTGGGCAAACACGCGATCCGGTCGGCCACCCCGCGCTGCGTGGGCGACCTGAACTTGTAGGTGACGCCGCCCAATGAATGAACGGCCCACACAAAATATCGTTCGATCTCGTTCTCTCTCATAAAAAAATGTATTGCATACCCGTAAAACAATGTCTAGTGTCTGATTCGTCAACAGTTCACTGAGGTACACTAATGGCTCAACACTCCAGCATCGTCGGCGGTTCGACCGCCAAGCGCGTCATCAACTGCCCTGGTTCGGTCGCCCTTGTCGCGCAGATGCCCCCCAAGCCATCCAGCGTCTACGCCGACACCGGCACCCTGCTACACAACATCATTGCGGACGTTCTCGACAGCAAAGCCAAGCCGGAAGATTTCCTTGGCATGGTTCACGAAAACGTGACCTTCGATCAGGATTTGCTGGAACGTAAGCTGCTGCCTGCGTTGGCGGCGCTGAACGAGATCGATCCTGACAAATCTATGGAATACGCGGTGGAAAGCATTGTTGGCTTTGGCGATCTGCTGCCTGACGTGTTTGGCTCTGCCGACATCGTTGGCCGCATTGGCGAGACCGCGTACATTGTCGATTGGAAATTTGGCGATGGCGTCGCCGTCGATGTAGAGGAAAACCCGCAGCTTATGTT